TTACATGTTTTCGATGATCGCGTCACCAAACTCTGAACATTTCAGCAGTTTAGCGCCTTCCATCAGACGTTCGAAATCGTAGGTTACGGTTTTAGCGTTAATCGCGCCTTCCATACCTTTAACGATCAGGTCTGCGGCTTCGAACCATTCCATATGACGCAACAGTAGTTCCACGCAATCATTGTAAGCCATTACTTTATATTAGAATGATAATGCAAAATCAGTTTTGAGGGCTTATTTGACCTTCTTTATAACCCCTTGTTTTTGCGATGCTGGCTAAGAGTTTTGATAACCACTTTTTACACCGGAATGTCATCAGCGTCTGTACTGTTGATGAAGAACGTCACCCTGCCCCATAACCTCGACCTCTTCAGCCGCGTCCCGCTCGATCGCCTCGCCGTCTCCGTGATTAAAGCTTTGCCTCTGAGCTTAGCGAACTGCGTACGCCCGCCGCTGAGGATCAGCAGCACCTGATTGTTTACCAGACGAAGGATCCAGTAGTGATTGTCGGTTCCGTCAGTTGTCTTATCCGTAAAATCTGGCTGGTAGCGCTGTATCCACTCGTTAGCGTCGGTCCGGCTGAAATGCCAGTGAACCTTTGGTAACTCGCGGATAAAGTCTTCAGTGCGCAAGCACCGGTAGCCCTTGGGGTTTAGCTGTATTGCTGCCACAAATGCGGCGTGAATGTCATTTTGTGTGGCATGATAACCTCGGAATGACACTGTGTATACATACAGCACAAACAACCGGCGTTATCGCTCAAGTTAGCTTGATGCCCATATAAATTTGGATGGCCTTGATAGCTATACCCACCCTTTAACCTTCAGAAACTTAGCAACAAATTCAGCATTAACTTCAGTGCCTGCATGCAGAGCATCTGGTTTTTTTGTAGCGGATGGGTGTAATTCGTCCGCTCTGAGGGAGGATGGAGTCAAGCCATTGGCAATGTCTTTGAGGTCTTGTTCGTTGGATGGATTGTGATGGTCCATAAAGTTTTGAAGCAAGTCAGCCCCGTCAATTTCGCAATAGTTTTCAGGCCAGGCTTCCTTATACAGGCGATTGATCAAGGCTATCTCTTCCGCACCCTTAGTCCCTTTTGGCTCATAAGTAGCCGGGAATTCTGGGAGGACAACAAATCGATTATTCCCCTTCTCCATTCTTGCAACTATTGCCCTCGCATCTCTCATAATCTCATCTGGTTGAGTGGAGTTGTTCCTCCCTAGCCAAAGAAGGTAGATGGATTCAGGGTGCTCAGGATAGCTGAACCGCTCGGGTACGTTTTCAGTAGCGACGGTGGTCATTGGATAGATAACAAGTGATAAAGGCTTACTTAGAGGCGTGGTGGGGCTACCCTGGTCAGGCGTGAATGTTACTTCTTTCCCGTTCCAGTCTAGAACCCCGCTCTTCCCAGCAATTTCGCATGGCAGATGAAACCAATCAGCAGCATAGTTCCCCCACATGCGGAGCGGTCCGGGGACATTGGGAGTTAGTAAATTTTTTCTGCCACTCATAATTACACCATCTACCGAGGCGTATTTAATATGATAGGCACCATTACGTAATGCGATGCTTTCAGAGGTAGCGCCTGAAAGACCAAAATTGAACACTTTACAACCAGTGTGCTCAATCAACCTGCTTGAAAATGTATTGTTGTTTCCAAAGAATGAGTGCCCCCATAAAGAGATCGCTTTTTTTGCTGCACGTCCTTGGCTCCATCCCATCCCCGCTCCAGTCAAGGCTGCCACACCTAAAGAAAGACCTATAAATTCCCTTCTGTTCATTGCCATCTCTAAAGCTTCTCCGAGGAAGATGTCAAAAATGTGATGATATCAGACAATACTCATTGAAGTTTAACGTTTAGATACTTTGGAGTGGTTTACAAATGTTGGCCCCTGTATAGAATGTTATTCCTACGAATATCAAGAAGGCGTCTTCTGTACTTGCTTTACTTAGATGCGCTCAATATCTGGAACAATAATGCATGAAATTTAGGCATGATATTAATGGGTTAAGGGCAATAGCTGTGATGGCTGTGGTGCTTTTTCACTTCAAGCCATCCATGTTGCCTGGCGGTTTTGTGGGTGTAGATGTTTTCTTTGTGATATCGGGCTTTTTAATGACATCAATAATTTTTGGTGGCATAGAAAAAGGTAGTTTCAATATCATTAAGTTTTATTGCGCAAGAGCCAACAGGATAATACCAGCGCTTTCTATTCTCTGCTTATTCCTATTAATATATGGATGGTTTAATTTAACTCCCAATGATTATAAAACATTAGGGAGGCATGTAGCTGGCAGCATATCCTTCATATCAAACATGATATATATGGGGGAAACAGGTTATTTTGATACGTCTGCGCATGAAAAATGGCTGCTGCATACCTGGTCTCTTTCTGTTGAGTGGCAGTTTTACATTATATACCCAATCATGATAGTGTGTTTAGGAAAAAAACTATCAATTGAAAAAATAAAAATAAGCTTGATATTGATGTTTACTTTAAGCCTAGCTATAGCCATTTACGCGTCGCTTGCTAACTCTGCTGTAGGTTATTACTTCATACCGATGAGGGCATGGGAAATGATTGCTGGCGGATTGGCTTATCTTTACCCATTAAAAAACAGGGATAGTATCAGAGCGCCACTTTACTATGTTGGGCTAGCCTCAATAATTATATCTTGTTTTATTTTTTCAGAAGAAACGGCGTGGCCTGGTTACTATACTCTACTGCCAACTCTAGGTGCTTATCTAATTATTCTTGCTGGATGCAATGATAATAAAGTAACCTCAAACAAAATTTCTTTCTACATCGGAAAATGGTCATATTCAATTTATTTGTGGCACTGGCCCATCGTTGTATATTTATACATTAACCAACTTTCATATTACTTTGTCTATGGCATTTTGGCGTCAATTGTTCTTGGTGCGATCAGTTATATAACAATTGAAAAAAGAGAATTTATTTCTGTTGATAGTGTAAGTAAGTTATGGAAGATAAAACCTATTTATATAGCTTTGGTTGCATTATTCCCATCACTTTTTGTTCTAAATTCTAGTGGTGCTGATTACAAATTTAGATATGGAGCATCGTCAGAGACACAGGCTTTCTTGAATGAATATGCGGTCAAACATTACTACTTAAAAGAAGCTTACTGGTTAAAGTGTAATTCTTATGAATCTTTGACTGTTAAAAAGAGCTTAGAAGTATCTCCTGAATGCATAACCAAGAGCGGAGATGGTGGAGTTTTCTTGTGGGGGGATTCTCATGCTGAGGCATGGTCTTTGGGTATAAGAACATTGCTCAATGGGAGGGTTCCTTTTTATCAAAAAACCTCTGCAGGGTGCTATCCATCCCTAAGTGATTCTACAATACAAACTGGCGACTTTAAGGTGGCCTGCGATAGCTCAAATAAAGTAGCCCTCTTGAGTATAGAAAAAATCAAGCCTACTACGGTGATTATCGCTCAGCACGATAACCATGAATTGACCAACTGGAAAGAGATAGTTCTAACTTTAAAAGGCTTCGGAGTGAAGAATGTGGTTGTTATGGGGCCATTGCCACAATGGGACCCATCGCTTCCAAAAGTGATAATCAAGTCCACTCACTGGAAAGGAAAAGATCAGTATGTAACTGATGAAGGGCTAAGTGAAAGGCCATTTAAATCAGATTTATACATGAAAAGCATTGCAAATGATGCTGGATTTATTTACATATCTGCGACTGACAAGCTTTGCCATAAGGAAGCCGGATATAACCACTGCCTGGCTCGCCTTTCAAGCGGTGAGTTGACAGCGGTAGACTATGGACATCTAACTCAAGAAGCGTCTGTTTATGCTGCTGAAGAAATAATAAAGCCGAAGCTTGGTACAATTCTTTAGATAATAAAGCCCCTTTGGGGCTTTATTTAAAAATTCCTTGATGACCACTGTATGGATATCGTAACTGTGGCGTTAACATTGACTCGCCTGATCATGATCTGCACTCCTTTTACTGTTTTATAAATAGTGGTTTTAAAGGAGTTGCAGATCAGGGAGGTTTACACAGCCGGCTGTTCCGGCCAGATAATATCAGGCGCAGTGGTGACGTCTACCGCCTCCAGAGCATCCAGGTAATCAAGCCACTCGTTATACCGGGCTAACTCATCGCCCTTCAGACGACCGATTGCCGCCTTTCCCGGCCACTGCTTGCTGTTGATGAAGGTATTTGCCTGATCAATCTTCCCTTGCTTTTCCGCGTCAGCAGCGGCCACCTGTTCTTCATGAGACGGTGGTGGAATATCGGCCCAGGACGGATACCCATTTTCATTGGCTTCCCTTATCTTTCCCTCTGGTGCGACAAGGAACGCTGAGTAGGTTTGTTCATCTACATCCACCCCTGCTTCAGGCCATGACCCTGTTGCCTCATAACTCTCTTTCAAGCTATATGGATAGAATGCGTTTGTAGCCGGATCATATTTATAGATATTCATCATACCCCCAAAGCGATATAAGCCTGAGGAACGCCCGGGGCTTTATCTGCGTTAAAAGTGAAACCATTTTTTTGATAATTATTCGCGGCCAGAAACGCACCAGAACTACCTGCAGCCCCGAGGGTGACGACAAACGGACCTTGCGGGAATGGTATGGGAAAACTAACAAATACACCGCTAACAGTCGGCGTCGCCATGCCTTGCTGGATAATTAAACCACCAGGCAACTTTTGATATCCATTTACAGCCAATGATGATGCGAAAGCACTCATGTCAGGCACCTGGCCCGCGCCAACGCCTATGTTTGTACGGGCCAGAAACAATGCCTTCAGCGCAGTTAAGACCTGGTTGCGTTTTGATTTATCTAACGCGGTTGCAGCCGCTTCAACAATACCGGCTAATTCTTCCTGCAGCATGTCAAAGTAATCGTCATCCAGATCAGTAGCTGGTGTGCCTGTTTGCGGATTACCACGGGTAAAACCGTTCTTTCCCACGCCAAATTTATCTTTCTGCGCAGTAAGTGTGTCGATACGATGCATAATTTCTCCGGTTAAGGATATTTGAAAAGTACGTAGGTGTGGGACGGGCAGAGTTTGCTAATTACGCATTCAGCAACCGTGTCGCCCCAGTAACGAACTGGTGTGTCGCAGTCATCTGTACATGTCATCCAGGTGGCATCCGTAGCGGCTGGCATATTTACCTGCCAGTAGTAACGCCATTCGGTGGAATACACGGCCTCAGTGCAGGCGGAGGTGCATTTAAACGGGCCCTTGTTGTACCGGGTTATCGTCGCTCCTGGCTTACCCAAAGCAGCCAGCTGATCGAGATAAAACCTCTCGTTGATGCCACCGATTAAATTTACCTTTGCGTCTAGCCTGTTCTGCCGCTGCTGCAGTGTTTGCGTCCCAGTGGGAATGCATTCGTCTGGAAGGCCGCAACATGTTTCCCAGCGGTTTATCAGCTCGGTGGTGGTGCGCGGATCAACCTCCAGCATCAAATCATCGGCCCGCTGGTGAGCCCGTCGCAAAGAGGGGGCCGCGCCGATAATTGCCGGATCGTCAGCGGACCATGCCGGACCAGGTGGCAGTAGCGCTGACATCAAATTGATATAGTCGTCATCAGTCACGTCCATGCGAGCGTCCCCAGTATGGCCAGTTCGTTTTTCGCGATCAAAATATTGGCAGTCGGGGCCACCAGAACATGGCTGTGCTCGCCTGCAGCAATGGAAATAGCCTCGTTTATCCTGGATAGCTCCAGTTCACCCTCAGGGTAACCGTCCCTCAACAGAAACGAGCGCAACTCCGCTGTCACCGCCGCCCGGACTTCAGGCGTGTCAGGTGTCAGGCGTATCCTGAAATCAACGTTGTGGGCAACTGGCGCGAATGGATACAGATCGGCCCCGGCAACAGGTGCAAGCGGAGCAATGTGGGCTTTTACCGCTGCAACAGTCGCGGTATCGGGGATAGGGTTGATGGGATCATCACTGGCCACCATCACGCCAACCGTACCGGCCCCCATCCAGTGCCGGTAGGTCCAGGCCCTGGTTATGCCCTGCACTTCTTTAGCCCATACGACATAATCACCGTCCGCACCGCCTAATGGTGTCCAGTAGTAACGCTCCAGAACGCGGGAGCGCCAGGTCTCCAGTTCTTCAATATCGAATCCACCAGCAACAGAGTCAGCCACGCCAGAAGACGGCAGGCCATTCACAGGCGTTACCAGATACAGCGCAGCGCCATCGTCAATCTCACCTACGCGCCCGGTCACACTGCACACCACTGGCGCGCGCAGAACGCCGCCCGCGCTGGTCGCGTCCGCTGTGGTGGTGTACTGAATCAGGTCGTCGCGTTGAATGACAGCGCCGGCCTTAACCGTAATGCCGTTCGTCACGCCATCCCAGCGCATAAACCCGGCCGAGGCCGTGGGTGTTTTCCGGGGGCAGCGCTTCATGGCGGCATGCCTTTCCAGCCAGGCTTCATCGCATTTATCCGGCAGCATGTTCAGCGCCAGATAATCGATGTAGCCGTACACAGTATGTAGAGCGGCCGCATACACTTTCGCCCTCACGTCTTCATCCATACGCCTGATGGTGTCGCTCGCGCGGGAAAAGAGGTCGGTGCGGAGCATGCTGATATTTTCGGCCAGCGTCGGGCGCTGGAATTCGCTGTCAGCCATTAGTGATCGCACTCCATAGATCGTCAAAAGAAATCGTCGTGGGCTGGTTGTAGCGCCACAGCGTTATGCTGTTACCCAGTTCGTTGATGCCGGTACGCTGAATGAGGAGATCAATCTTTGAAACAACGCCGTCGTCAATCATCCACTGCAGCGCTTCGTTGATATACGTCCTGGCGATCAGCGCGGTCTGATTGGTCAGCTTCTGACGCTGGAGAAGCCAGAGACGCGAGCCGTAACGATCGTTCTGAACAGCCGGCCAGGTATCGCCCCACCATCCATTAGGCTGATCGGCATTATCATCCGGCTGCGCGCGGCGCCAGGTGAATAGTGAAATCACGACAGCGCGGGTGAGTAAATCCATTGGGGCACTCGCTGAAACACTTACCCCGTTTACGGTTAGCCACAGGTCCATATTTACGCCCCCATTTGTTTGTCCGGCGCGTCTGTTTTGTTACCGTTCTCTTCGTGTTTATGGCCGTTGTAGGTAAGACGCATCTCCGCCATCGTGACGCCGGTTGTATCGCAATGGTCTTTGATCTGGCCTGTCGATTCGATGTCCATTTCGAACCGGGCTTTTGGTGCGTTCCGGAAGGTAATGGTACTTCCGCCGCCGTCGACGACGATACCGCTGCGCGTCAGCGTGACTGACTGCCCCAGATCGTCATAAATGGCGACTTCACCGGGCTTAAGTGACCGGATGCGATAGCGGCGATCAGACACGGCGACCGCTACTGCATGTGAGCGATCAGCGGCAGGAAACAGAATCAGAGCTTCTGCACCTGGCTTCGCGTGTGATGTAAACCCGTACGCCTCCAGATGCTCAATGCCGCCCTTTTGCTCACCTGCGAGTAGCTCAACATCCACGGTCTGGCATTTAGAACCAGGCTTAACGCTGTCGACCACAGCACGGCAAATCAGACTAAGTAGCTGCCGCTGAAATTGTTGAAAGTTACGCATCAGAAAGGGGCCTCCGCGGCTTTTTTCTTTTTCCGCCGTTTAGGATCGGCGGGTTCTGGCAGGTACGCATCAGGCGGGCCGACGCGCAATTCGGTGATCGTGCCGTTGCTGTCTTTGGTGAATGACACCTCCGAAATCAGCAGTTCGCGATTGTTAAACCCGCAGACGGGGTCAAAAACGATCACACGCTGGTTAGGCTGCCAGAGAGAGCCGTCACCCTGGCGCCACCCCCATACGGTGTACGTTGTCTCGTCAGTTCGCGCGGCGCGCTGGCGCGCTTCGAAATCAGCCCGGGCAATGCAACTGGCCCCTGTCGCCTGTCCAGTCTGCTGAACGACCATTGGCCGGTACCGCCCGATCCCGGCATCTTCTGTTTTCGCCCGGAGAGCGGTTGTGGTAGCCGCGCCGAAGTCGTCATCATTACCGGCGCGCTGACCGGAAACCTGATACGTTGAGAAACGGTCTCTGATACTTTTTTCGGTATCACAGGAAATAATGTTCTGGCCGAGAACGAGCGCAGTATGCGCCCGCGTAGCCCCTATCCCGCCAATCACCAGGCGTCCTTTTGGATCGTCATAGGCCAGCGCCTGCTGCTGGCCCAGCACCTTATTCAGTACCTCGATAACCGTTTCGCCGTGATCCGGCTGCACGCCAGGAATAACGTCAGTGGGTGCGCCGGTATTGACGACTTCAATACCAAACGGCTTAGCCAGTGCAGCGGCTACCTGAACCAGCGACTGCCCGTTGAATTGCGTCGGTTCTGCGGCGCAGTCGATCAAATCTGCGGTCAGGCTGCGCCCGCTGATTCCAACGCGGACAGAGCGGGAATCGTAGCGAACCGGAGTCGCCTCTACCCAGCCAGTGATCACCAGATCGCTGCCTATCAAAACCTCTACCCGGTCGCCTCCCTTCACTCTTGGCCGGAGAGTATCGCCGTTCTCACCGGGCCACTGCCGGGTAATTTCAACGCTGAAGTCCCGGGCCAGTCGCTCCACGCCAGCGCCGATCCTGACTGATGTCCAGCCGCCCCACTCCCGGCCATTTACTCGCAGTGTAACGTTGTCGTTCATAGTCAGGCCCAGACGCGAGTAGGTGTTTTTGGGGACACAGCAAATTCATCCAGAGGAGATAAATCAAGATCATCGTTTATAACGCGCAGGTTTACGTGATAGCCGGGCTCGGCTATATATTCCAACGACTCTCCTTCACCGATGTTGGTCGTAATAATACCGACCACATCCAGGCAAATATCGGGATGATATAAAATGCCCTGTTCCTCATCGACCGCAAACCCCGCCTCAATTAATTGTGCGCGCATTTCGTCGGCGTCAGCGAAGCGCAGATATAAATCTTTCATCAGAGGAGTCCTTTAATTTGGATATCGGAAAGTACGCGGTGCCAGATACGAAAATTACGTATGTGATAAACAAGTGAATTCGTTGTGGAGAAAATTAAAGAAGTTGGACTTCCCGTTAACGTTGAAGGAGGCCCGGTTCTTGTGCCAGTTTGCCCCCCAAAATAAGCTGTGAGTTTGTTTGTCGTGTCGATTGTTTGCACAAATATCTGTTTATAGAATGGATACGTTACGTTTATCGTTGGGAGTATTCCGCCACTACTTCTGAGGGAGTTTAAAGATGTCGAAACCGTCCTTAAAGGAACGTCATAGGAGACGCCAACAACATTCAGCACATTAAAGTACCCTGCCCCAATTGGGGAAAATGAATCTACAGAAAACTCTAACGCTAAAGTTCTATTAAATAGATCGCCAACAAGTTTATAACCAACATTACATGATGGTTGAATGCTTAATGCTTCCCCTCCTCTTGTGACTGTAGAAGAAAGTGTAGGTATATAACTGGTTGTATGAACTACTTCGAACTGGGCTCCCCATATGTAAATGCCTTTAACACCATCGCCAGCAAATGTAGTTGTATTCTGATCCATGACCCAGATGTTTGCGTTAACAGTGCCGTTTGCTGCTATTGTTTCAGTTCTCGCTGAAATACGATACCAGCCGTCCCCCAGTGCTGTAATTGTAGGTAAACCGTCCGATGTGACACCCGTAGCCGTTCCCGCAATCAAGTCGAAATCGCAGCTCATATTGTTGGTCACGGCTGACCCAGAGAAGTTAAGTCTGCATTTTGTATACTCACCCGCTTTAACAAAAATACTCCAACCGTGAGCATTGCCAGCTGTCACATTAAATGGCTTACTAATATAGTGAGACGATGCTTCTTCCGCAGTTGGTATTAACTTAACCGCATTCGCACTATTGTCAGGCGCTGTAAATCCAGGCGTGGTGGTTACCCGGGCCTTTGGCCAATACGCGTTGCCAAAGTCACCAGAGTTCAGCGCAAGGTTCGTGGCTGTACCTTCCATCAATAAACCGTCACGTTCAAACCTTGGTTCATTAATTGCAGCCGTTTGTAATACCCCTGATTTATCGATATATGTCGCCGTGGTTGCCCGGGTGAGCGTCAATGACTTTGTTGGTAGCGTGTAACTGGTGCCGGGAATAATGTCCGCTGGCGCAAACCCGGCCAGCAGCCGCAGATCATCATTGAGCGGAGCCCAGACGTCCGGGAATGGTGGTGCGACGTATCCGGTGGCGACGGCTGAGTTCGCAGCATCAACAGCACTCTGCGCGGCTGCCTGCTGCGCGGTAAGGGCTTGCTGAGCAGCTGCAGATGCCTGCGCCGCAGCTTGGGCCGGTTTTACAGTGACGGCATCAATAGCGCGCTTCAACCTTTCGGCAAGGCTTGGTTGATCTGCGCCTATTGGCATTTCGATCACTTTACCTTCCGGCTCAGTCAATACTTTTTCAAATGCCGAAACGGCTGCATTCAGGCGATTAACCGCTGAATCACCTTCAGTAAACTGGGACATGTTGACTCCTAAAATCCTAATGAACAGGCTTTCTCCACTGCGATCGCCCACCGCAACCAGTCGCTGGTCTTAACCGCATAGAGCTGGTCCTGATCAGCAAGTTGGTTAACCCGCCACGCCAGCTGGCGCGTCGACAATTTAAGTGGCTGCAAAGGTACGAATCCGGGGTGCGCAATACCGTTGCGCTGGACAATTTCGGTTGCGCGGCTGGCGTCGTCGTAGATACGCGCCGCCAGAACGATGGCAGGCTCTATTCCCACGGGCAGTACCGTTATGGTTCTGTCTGTTTGCCTCAGGCGTTGCGTCAGGTCGGCATTCAGATCTGCCTTTAGACGGCGCAGTGCAGTGAAGACACGATCGTCAGTCGTCCGCTCCATCTCTTTCACGATTGCCTGGTTCAGGGTGTCGCGAACTACAGTGAGTTCATCCCACGACGGAGCATCAGGAGTGACGGTGTTCGCTGGCGCGTTGATCAGCGCCGGATGAGAGACATTCGCCACTATCGCAGTACTTTGACCGGAGGAGCCGGCAGCTGTCACAGCAGACGGAGCGGGAAGTCTCGTTACGGTGTAAACCGCCTCGCTTAAGGCTGTAGTACGGATCGCACTCGCAACATAGTTTCGCTGCTCTGTTTTGGATCTGGTGCTCTGGCTGTCGGTTTTCCACACTCCCCTGGGTGCCAGGTCTTTTCCAAGGCTGATACCCGAAAGAGCTTTTGCCATCGTGAGCAGATCGGCAGAGTTGCCGTACAGCCGGTTGCCCGTTCGCCACATTTTTTGCAGCGACTCAATAAAACCCTTCCCTGATGACGGAGGAGGCAGCAGCACCGAAATATCACCCTGGAGAAGACGCGATCCAGCAGACACGCCATCGTCGATCATCTTCATGGCGTTTGAGACGTAGCCAACCATGCCGCTGGCCTGTCCAATAACGTCCTGCTGCACAAAATCAGCCATGCCATCCATGCCAAACCCGTCGAACGCATCACTGATGCAGCTGTCCAGCGCGGAGCATGAGGACCCGAGTATCTGGGCAGTTGCCGCACCTGATGTCGGGTAAGCCAGTTCACCGGCCTCAACGAACCGGAGGTCAAAGCGGACCATGCGGCCCTCTTCCTTTCTTGTGCTGACCCTGATCTCACCATCAACACAAACGCTGATCTCACCAAAGGTTGGATGAATCAGCGTGCCGGGACCCGGTTTATTCAGCGCTTCCTTCAGCGCATCGCGCTGTTCGAAACAGTCATCCCCGATCACATAAGCTGTAATGGACGCGCGGAATGTTGCCTTACCGAGGTCCTCTGTATACGGTTTGTCACGATTCGGGTATTCGTGGGTTTCAACCCGGCGCCCGCCGGTGGAGTCTTCATCCTCAACTTTGAACGGGACGCCGCGAAACGAGGCGTTTTGCAATCGGTCTTTCCACGCCATACCATCTCCAGAAACAAAAAACCCGCCGATTGGCGGGTTTATTTAAGATTATTTATTTTCTATCTCTTCCTGAAGTTCAAAGAAACGCTGCCTGAACTTCATTGGATCTTTGATAAAGCGGATTGGAGCGTGAACAGCTCCGGTATCACTGATAATAAGAGATCCATAACCCAGCAAACGCCCAGATATCCCCTGCTTAACCTGCAGGCTCGAAATTTTCCTGATAGGAATTTCTACAGTATCTCTCTTGATTAAGCCGGACTTAGCGATCAACCGCTTGTTAGTTATCGCAGCCTCATTTGAACGCAAGACAAAATAACCTAAAGGAATCAGAACGAACCCTATGAGAGTAGTGAAACCTAAAATTAAGCCCCATACTACCCATGGCAACCAAGCCCACAAAGTAACATGCCCACGGTAAACCACTTCTTCATTGCCGACTAAGTTTGAATCGATATATGACATTTTTTTATCCATCAGATATTGAGGATAAAATCATAACATCGCATTTCAGATTATTTCCAATTGAAAATCTAACCACCCATTCCTGTCCTCCCTATTCTGGTATAACCCACATCATGGTTTACATCTATCCCCGACGCTCGGGTCTCAGTCACCTTCATGCCTGGCGGAGCATTTTCAAACTTAACGGTAACCTCTCCTTGAGGTTGAGCAGCAGCGCCCTGCTTAATCTGGTATGGGTTGTAGCCAGAACTTGCCACCCCTGCGCCATAAGCACCGTAACCACCCGCTCCCCACTGCGCAGCATTCGCAGCATTCGCAGCATTCGCAGCATTCGCAGCATTCGCAGCGGCGACGGTATCACTGGCGCCGTCGGTAAACCACTCAACTATAGGTTTCAGCTTTGCCCACATATCCTGAAACCACTGCACCACTGGCCCCCAGTTATTTATTACTAAGCCCAGTGGAGACCAGTCAAAAGCCAACTTCGCCCAGCGCATCCATTCAGAAAATATGGGCTGAACAAATCCCCATAGTTTTTTGAAATAAGGACCGACTACATCCCAGTTGGAGATAATCAGTCCGGCGGCTAACGCAATCCCGGTAGCGATCATGCCAATGGGGCTCATTGATAAGATTCGACTTACCATGCTAATTGCACCGCCAACTCCCATAAACCCCAACTTCAAAACAGCCAAGCCAGCAGCTAATCCAAAAGCACCGCGAATTACTCTGGGGTTCTCATCAGCAAACTTTGTAAAACGTTCACCCAGGTCCCCTAGCCAGGTTGTTATTTCCTTCGCGTTTCCGGAAAAAGCCCCGCCAATGGCTGCGAGGCCATTAGTGGCTGTACCTGTCATTGCCTCCCAGAGGTTGGTGAGAGTCCCCAGTTGGGCCTGAACTCGATTATTCAGGCTGGCCTGCCGATTCATTTTTTGCTGAATCTGGTCATAGCCATCTTTGCCTTTATCGATCAGGGCATTCACGACCTGAAGGGTTTCTGCATCATCACCAAATAGGGCCTTCAGAACACCGGTACGTTTAACATCGGTCAATTTGCGAAGCTTGCTCAATTGCGCAAACAAATTGTCGAGCCCACCAAAGCTGCCCTTCCCGTTGGTAAAATCGAGATTGATGCCAAGTTTCTGGCTCGCCAGAACTTTGTTAACGCCCTTAACGTTCTTAATATTAAGGCCTGACTGAATAACTTTTCGAAGCGCGTTACCCGCCGACTCGCCCTGCATCCCCATCTGATCCATCATCACGCTGATTGGCGCAAGACCCTGCGCTGCCTTTAGTCCGTCCTGATTAATCATCTTCAGAACGGAGCTAGTTTTGGTGAAAAACGACAACATGTTGGTGTCGTCAACACCAAGGTAAAACGCTTTCTGGATGGTATCGAACAAGCCCATCATGTCATCTGATGCGGTCCCAGTTGCATCCTGCATTTTAGCCGCGAACTCAGCAGCTGCTTCGGGCGTCTTTTTCAACTGCACAGCCAGATAAGCTGTCGCTTTCCCCACCCCGCCGAGAATGTTCTCTGCCGGGATCCCCTGGCGTACCAGCATTTGCATCATGTTCAGGAAGTCTGCGGTTGTCCCGGGCAGCTGATTACCCAAACCCACGGCAAGCTTATTGATTTTCTCAAAGCTACCGCCAACCTCGCCATTGTCCTGCATCATGGCGACTTTCAAACCAGTAGCCGCGTTCTCCTGATCCGCGTAAGCTTTCATCGATAAGGTCAGCCCGGCGGCCAGACCTCCCCCAAGTGCGAGCCCACCTTTTGATGCTTCCTCTGCCTGCCGCCTGAAGCCACGAATATTTTTCTGCATTCGCGACAGCGCAGGTGACAGCTTATCGACACCGGTGATCAGCGCCTTAAGTTCAAACTCAGCCATTGCGCTGCTTCTCCTGCTCTATTCTATTTGCCTGACTGACCAACAGAGGTATCTCACTGATTGGTTTGTCCAGCAATTCAAAAGGGTTAATGCGCCAGTAACTGGCGCAGTCAAAAAAACGATCAGTAAGATATTCAGCCGTCAGGCCTGGAGGAAAAAACCCGCCACCAGCCAGCCGGCGGTATTGAGATCACCCGGAGACATCTGGTCAACCGTGCTTAACGGGACACCGGCCAGCTTGACGATATATTTCGCAATAATATGCGCCTGAAGCTTGATAGATTCGTCCTGGTTCATCTGATACGGATAACCCAGTTCGCGAACGTCTTTGCCGGTTGGCTCTTGAAACTCAAGTACGCTGATGGTTTCACCATGAGCGCTTACTGGCTGATTCAGCACCATCTCTTTCATTACTGGTAACCTCCCTCTTCACCGTGGAACTCGAGGTCAGCGGTGCCTTCCTCTGCGTTGTGGTTTGCCTCGCCATGCAGCCAGGCAGATGACAGCACATAGACCTGACCATTCGCCAGCTCAGCGGTGATCGTCATCTGGTCTGAAGTCGTCACCTTGTTGACCGGAAACTCTTTCGGCACCTTGAAGGTGCCCTTCACGTAAGGCGCGCGGTGAGTCTCCTTACGGTCAACGTCACCGGCCATGCCAATGACATCATCGTTGATCGTGGTGTTCATTGGCACCTCGATACCACCGGTCAGCGACAACTGCTGACCGTCAATCTTGAAATAACACGTACCAGCAATGCGCGGCATTATGCGCTCTCCTCTGCATACTGAAGACGGAACTGGTTAAGCAGCGCGAAGACACGCAGCTGGTTAACGTAATCAGGTGGGTACAGCACGTTGATGCGGGTCGGGTCATTGGCATCGCGCTCAACGATCAGGTGCGCTTTAAACAGGTCGTAGTTTTCGACGATCCCCTCGCGCTCCATCTGTCGGTACGTCGACAGCAATTCACCTTTGATCACCGCCGGGGTGACGATTGCCTGGCCCGGGCCGAAGCGGGTACCGTCGTTCGCCAGCTTATGGCGCCCGTACTTACTGGTAATTACTGTCTTCAGGCGACGCAGGACGTATGCGCTGGTATGCAGCGTTTCACTGTCCAGGTAGCTGTTATCGGCGACGCCGTAAGCGTTTTTCTTATAGGTGGTGATGTCACGCTGAATGCGCAGCACGCCACCTTCGGTGTAAGCCGTCGCGATCCCGTGCGTTAACAGGGATTGCTGCTCGGTCTTGATGAAGCGCTTACCGCTCGGCGGTGGCAACATGCCCACCAGTTCGCCGGTCTGCGTCGGGCGGGCCGGGTCAATTCGCAGGAATACCGCTGCGCGGGCAGTACGGCTGGCCGCCAGCTCATCGGCGCAGGACTGCACCGTTTTTTCATACCCGGCAATCGTCAGGTGCGGGTCATTGAACATGTCCCCCACGGTAATCAGATCGCTCACGACGGCAATTTTTGCGGTGTAGACGTGGCCGTAAATCTGGCGTAACCAGCTCCAGCGCCCGCTGGTATCGTTCATTTCCTGGCTGATGGTGTTAACGGACGCCGTGTCGTTGAACGGATGGCCGATATAATCGAAGGCCTCATCCCCCATAGCCGCGATCGTACCGGTCAGAACTGGCGCGCCTGTTCCTGCGGCCCCGGTGGCGATCGCGATATTCACGCCAGATGGCAGAGATTCGCCACCGCTAAACCCGTAGTAGTTCAGCGTCACCGGGATGTCGTTTGCCCAGGTGCCCTTATGGCGCGCCGTCAGTGTGACAACACCTGCTGCAGCTGCGGCCGTGAATGGCGTTCGCCCGTCAGCAGTAATGGCGTTGGCAATAGACGTGGCAATAGCCGCTACGGCATCACTGGCACTGACGGCCGCCTGAATGCGACGGTTACCGATATAAATCGAAACCACGCCTGCAGCCAGGGCCGATCCTGTTACCGTCAGTGTGACCGTTGCTGCCGTTCCGGTAGGCTCCGGCACTGCGATAACCCAGAGTTCGCCGAAGGGATCGGTTTTCCGGTACGCATCGACCATGCGCGCCAGCTGGCTACCGGCGCCAGCCACACGAACCGCGTAATCGGCTGACGGCATGAAAACCAGCTGGTTGGTTGCAATGCTGGCGCCAGCGTTAGCATGGCCGATCAGCAACGAAGGGGCGCTGGTCTGGGCCGTATTCGCCGCGCTGTTATCCATCTCAGCATAAAACAGCGGAACGCGGAGATCAGACGGGATGGTGTTCATCGATACAGTCATTTAGTGCTCGCCTTATTTTCCGGTTCGCCGCCTTTCACCGGCTGAACAATTTCAATATCCCCGTCGATTTCCCGACGGTACCAGTACTGGCTGTCTTCAACGTTTCGCCCTTCCTCAGGCAAAAGGTCGCCCCAGGCCGGGTCATGGACAGACCGCCCGTTTTTCGGTTTTACAAACATGGTTTTCCTCAGGTGGGAAGGTTGATTTCAATGTGGTGTTCGATCTCACCGTCCGGCCCCTGGCCCGGATCGATAAAATCAACATCAATAGACAGGGTTTTGAACTCATCCAGCGCGTTCAGATCGTCCTGCTGCCGGGTGTCGTCTTCTGTCAGTTCAGTCTCAACAACAAAGTCGAACTGATAACTCAGCTCGTGACGGTTCACATCCAGCAGCGTGCCGCCGTCATAGGTGATCGGGTTGACGGGCATAAAAAAACCGCTTACGCGGCATCTTTCCCGGGTGGTCTGTATTACGGAGCTTTACCCACCAGCGCTTTGATGGCTGCGGTATCTTCCAGAACACAGTCGAAACGGTGGAACGCCAGGAACGCTGTCTGATCGTATTCGGCGTAACGTTCAACCAGGCGCTTGAGGGTCATATAGGAAACGCGGCGAACGATGAAGCGATTAAAATCACCCAGGAAAATAAATTTCTTACTCGCCGCCGCCGCATCAATTGCCTGATCGATCACATACGGAATACCCAGAACGGTCGCCGGGGAACCGCCAACAACATCCGGCAGCCACAGCGGGCGTTTCTGATCATCAACCATCTCTTCAATGACCTGAAGCGTACCGTCATTAAATGCCCAGCGGTATTTAGGTCCGCCGCGATATGCCGGATCAATCGCGTGTTTCAGGCTGTTCATTTCCTGCCAGGTGAAGGCTGCTGCTGCCGCTGCAGAAACGGTCCCGGTGACTGAAGCCGCGAGTCCCTTTGGCTGCAGCGGTGTGCCTGCACCCGTACCCTGGACCAGGTATTTAGCTTCGCCGCGGCCAATGCGCTGTGCAATACGCCCCGCCAGGTATGCTTCAATATCTACGCCGCTGTCCTGCAGCAGTTCGTTAGAGACGCGGATGATTTTGGATGACAGTTTTTTGGCACCCAGGATCGCCGTACCGAACGTCACATCACCTTCACTGGCCGCAGTGTTTTCAGCGAGCAGCTCACCTTCTTCAGCGGTCCCGTCAGAAGTGGACCAGGTAATATCCTGACCGTTCGATGTGTTGAGAATCTGTGCAACACTCGCGATCCCGCCGTAAGCCTTCATCGCATCGATGATGGTATTACGCATCTGGGTAGGTACGGTATAGCCGCCTTTGTCATCAGGAGACGTACCCTGGGCGCGCAGCTCTTTAACGGCCTGACGCTCTTCGGCGGTGAGCTCACCAAAGCCATGGCGGAGAAGGCGATCAAATGCCGCGGCGCGGCGCTCATCTGCCTGCTTTTCCGGGTTGCTCTGGCGCTGACGCTGCTCCGGCTCCTGCTCGTCAACGTAGCTCTGATCGTGACGGCGCAACTCTTCTTCGCGGCCGATTTGTTCGTCGAGCGCATCCAGCTCGTGTTTTGCTTTATTCCACTGAGTGCGCTGCTCTTCAGTCCAGGTGGTGTTTTCAGGGATACCCTCGTGCAGAGCACGCATCTCGCGGGCAATGGTGTTACGTTTATGCTTCAGTTCATGCAATTTCATGGTTTTTCCTTACGCGTTAAGAAGAGTCAGCATGCGCTCGCGCGCCGTTCGTTGATTAATGGCTTGCGCCAGCGCGCCGCTGTCGCGCGCCTCCTGCCAGGCTTTCATGGAGCGAACTCCGGAATCGGCATCCTGATAAGCCGGATAGGTCACCGGGCTGACATCAAAAAGCCGTGAAAAGCGGTTAATCTCGCGAATGACGATGCCCTCATCGTCCTGGTACCAGTGTTCGCCATCGTGGGCGATCCTGAATGCGAAAGACGACTGGGTGATATCGCCGCGCATCATCGGTGCCAGCACCAGATCACGAATGGTCTGGGTGTCAGGGGCATCGATGTCGTAGCGAAGCCCTTTATCATCGACGCTGACGCTCAACGTACCGGAAGCGCTGCGCCCGAGAATAAAGTTCGGATCATGGTTAAACAGACCGCGGATATCGTCACCCAGCACGTCATCGAAAGCGCCGGGCTTAATAATCTCGCGGAATCCCCAGAGGGGTTCGGAGCGGCTGTTAAACACCGATCCGTAACCGATAATGCGCGTGGGCTGTTCCCCCAGCTGTTCGGCACGGACCTCACCGCTGTAACAGCGAGTCTCGCGATCACTCATCGGTTTTTTCCTTTTCGGTTTTGGTGGTTTTGAAATCATCTGCCGGGTTGGCGGCGTTGACGCTGACGAGCATTTCGTCCAGGCCATCGACCGGGTTCATATCCTCGAAAGCACGGGCTTCGTTGCGGCTCATCCAGCCGTCGGTGATCGCGAAGTGATAGAACTGCGCGCGTTCCTGCGGGGTGCCGCGTAACAGGCCAGTCAGGTTAAACCTGACGTAATACCCGGCGGCCAGTTCGGCGCGGGTAAACAGGCGTCGGTTAAGCTCCTGCTCCCAGTTCGTCACCCAGGGCATCATCGAATAGCGGACAAATTGAATGGCCTGCTGCGTAATGTTGCTGAAGGTGGCTTTTTCCAGGTCATTAATCATGTGCGCCGGCACGTTAAAGATCCCCGCAATCATCGAGCGGTTGAGCTTTGACATGTCGATGATCTGTGCGTCAATCGGCGACACGGTCAGCGCCTTGTAATCCAGATCTGCAGGCAGCAGCATGGTTTTGTTTTCCTGACTGCGTAACGCCTGCGATGCCTTCTGCCACTGTTCTTTAAGCCAGCCCCAGCTATCTTTGTTGAGCGCGCTTTTAACGGATACGATCCCGGCCGGGCGAGCATTTCCGCTGAAGAAGCTTTCCGTATACTTCTGCCCGCTCATGCCCATGCCGATTGTTTCGGCGTGCTGCATCACCGGACTGAGGCCCATTTTCTGGTTATTCCCCAGCGCCCGGATGTGGATCATGTCGTCGGGGCTGATGGCGAAAGCCCCCTCTTCGTTGTAGAGCCCGTAGGTATAGCGCCCGCCGGTATTAATCAGGGTTGTTTCCCACGGCATGCAGCAATCCATGGAGGTCACTTCACCGCGGCGGCTGCGCTTAACCCAAGTGTATCCGTTTCCCCAGCCGAGGATGTGACGTTGCTTCAGTTCGCGCCACTTATAGCTGGTCTGCCAGGTGTTCGGCTCATCGTGAACCAGATAAAACGCCGGGTGATCCCGCGCGGGCTCAACCTTGCCGTTGTGCTTTCGCATGACATGTAGCGGCATCTGGGCGAGGTTTGATGACAGGACGTATATGCAGGCATACACCGCCGCCAGCTTCATTGCCGTTTCAGGGCTTACGTATACATCCGCCCCGAATAGCCCCTCCATATCAACTGCATCACCCGTTATTGGCGTTCCGGGATTTTCGAGCGACTCACTTCTGAACAGAGAATCAAGCAGCACGCTTCCCCCTTCTGGCCATAACCAGTCCCGCCACCAGCAGGAGTCCGCCGGAGAACATCAGTGCCGGAGCCAACCCGAACTGCAGGTAAAATCCGGACGTGAGCAGGCCGTAACCGGCCAGCCCGATTACATCGGTGATAAGTGATTTCATAGAATTAAGAACTCTTCGTCTGGATCGAGAGATGAAAGGAAATCACCAGGCTCTTTGAGCATTGCCCGCCCGATAGCCATAATCAGCGCAACCGCGCCGTCGATTTTGTTTTCGTTCTGCTCTTTGATGGGTTTAACCACATCGTCATTGCCAGGCAGATACTTGCCGACGACGTTACTGATACACCAGCTCATGATCGGGTTACCGTCGTGATGAAAGCGGCCCGACTCAATGGCGGCTTCCAGCTCTTTCATCGGGTCAGACATATTGGTGTAGTTCTGGATGATGGTGACAGGGTTTAGCCCTTCATCGGCCAGATCGTGTGAAAGGCCGGTAGCGCCAAACGGGTCAATCGGTGACTCACTGACCGGGTTCAGCTTATTCGCCGCCTTCGCCTCTTCAAGGATGTAGCGGTAATCTCCCCGCCGTGCTGGATAGCGCGGATGATTGTCCAGAGGTTGTTGCTGGCCATCTTCACGCCCTCCTGGCCTGGCGCAGGCACTTTTCACGGCACTGTGCGAAGCGGGCCACCTCGAGCGAACTGCAGGCGATCGCCATCATGTCGGTATAAACCGTTGCAGCCCGGCGCCAGAGCCCTTTGCTCTCCAGCTCTTTGGCCTTCGTTTCAGCGGCAAGAATTTTCACCGGATCGCTTTTTTGCTCCATGCACGGCAGCACTTCATCAGGAATATCGGCGCGAGGATCCGCGGTGTAGCTGTACTGCGTACCGTTGTGGTTGCGGATAATGACGCCCTCTTCCGTCAGCGCGCGAAGATGTTTGCAGGCAGTGGTGCTGGCCATATCCAGCGCTTCAGCAACATCCTTGATGTCGCAGTTCGGCTGGTAGCGAACAAAGATCGCCACCTGGTCTTTCAGGGTTAGTGGTTTGGTCATTGGTCATCACTCGATTTAGTTGGTTAAACCTGCCGCTTTGCGGCGTTTGTACTCATCCATCAGCAGCTGCGCCGGAGTTGGCCCTGCCGGGTGCTGCGGTGCTGCCAGCTGGCGGCGAATCGGCGGTACCGAAAGGCCGTTACTGACGTGCTTGCTCCACTTGGTTAACAACTTCTCTGCCAGTTTCTTCAGTTCCCCCTCTGTCATCTGGCGCTCCACACCCGTTCTGCGCATCTCAACGCAGATGTGATACAGGACTGGTTGCGACCACGGATATTTATCGCTGCCTGAGTATCGATACGATTCGTTGCGCCAGCGACGGTACTCCGACATGACACATTCGGACGTCAGGCCGAAGTGGTTAGCGCCGCTCTCTGAAACGAGCGATACAAACTCAGCAAGATCCGGCGGCCATGTGTTTCCAACCGCGCAGCGCTCCATGCACTGCTGGCAAACAAGTTTGATCTGCGCCTCAGTCATCGAACCGATCTGAGCAATCCAGAGCGCCGACGGCTCGGCCCCATTCTTCTGCGTCCAACGGTTCGAGAATATTTCCCCCATGACCTGCCACAGGCGCCACGCCGTTTCCGTTGCCATCAAGTCCATTGCGACGTCTCCACTCTGCATGGGCTGACTGAATCTGCTGAACAGCCCTAGCTGCTGTAGGCTCTCCCCGAACTCCTGCATTGTCCTTACCTCCGGTTGGCGTTCTCAGATTCGATTCGTAGTTCGCCAAACGTGGTTGGTTCCAACCAATCTGTTGTGCAAGCGCCAGCTGGGAAATGTTTGCTTTTTTGCGATAGTGAGAAATTAGGTTCATCAGACTCTCCTGTAAGATGTGAACATTATTCACATATCGTGAATTGCATGTCAACATAATCGTGAATCGATAAAGATTCACTATGCGTGATAAAATCGAATCATGAAGACAATTGCAGAACAGATCGGCGAGCGTATTAGAACGCTGCGCATTCAAAAGGGATTGAGCCAGGCCCAAGCTGCAAAGTTATGCGGTTGGTCAGCTGCGTCTCGTCTCGCCAATTACGAATCCGGGTTGAGAAACGTTGGCGCTGACGATGCAATGGTTTTAGCCAGAATATTAGGCACTTCTCCTGGCGAACTGCTATTCGGTGAGCGCGGTGATGAAGATAAATGGCTTTCAGAAAAACAAAGAATAATGCTCAATTTGTTTAAACAATTACCTGAAACTGAGCAAGATAAAATGATTGATATCTTCCAGGTCAGGTTAAAAGAAATTGATGAATACGTTGAGAAGTACCTTCGCGGACGATTCAAGCCGATGGATGACCAGTCTGATACAAATAGCTAACTAACTCATACCATCCATAACCAGCCATCCGGCTGGTTTTTTTTCGTCCTTACACCCAAATCCTCACGTTATGTGAAAAATAAAATTCACTTTTTGTATTGACGAGATATTCACGCCATGTGAAACTTCGAGCACACCAAGCAGCAAGTAAGTCATCCAGGCAGGACGCCCACGTAGTAGCTGCCGGCGGCATATGAAACACCGGATGAGATGACAAAAACTATCGCGCAGCAGGCTTTACCGTTCCGTCGGCCAGACGTAAAGGGCAACAAGGAGATAACCATGATCGACTACGCACGTAACCCCGTTAAACAGCAGGCTATTCGCCTTAACATCGTTGAAGTCCTGATCCGCAAGTTCTGCTACTTCATGGCGCAGAAAGGTAATCCAGAGCTCAACGCATGAACTCGCTTTTCGCCTTAATCGTTACCGTCTGCGCCCTCACCGGGGAATGCTCAGACATCATGCTCGGGGTTTATAAGACCGAGACGGTTTGTGAAGCAGCTGCTGCAGAGCAGCACGTAAAAGGACAGTGTTACCCGTACAAATCGGCTGACGACCAACAGCCAGCGTTACATTTTTAATCGAGTTTCGACCAATGGCTGTTGCCAGCCTGATGCCAGGTGCACATGGCATCGTGATGGTAATCCCGCCATCAATACCAAACAGGAGACGAAGACCTGTTCTGGTTAAATTGGAAAAGTTCTCTTTGCCCGTCGCCCGTGGCGGGCCTTTTTTCCGGAGGATTTATGTCAGCGAACGAACTGGCATTGCGATTCAGCACCGCACCAGCCGAGAAGTTAATTGGCGTTCTGCCTGTTCTTGAAGTTAAAGAAGCGCTACGCGGTGAAGTTGAAGAAGACGTTATGGATGAGGTGTGGCAGGAGCACCAGTTTGAAATGGAGGCTATCGAGGAGCAAACCGAGGAAGCGAACCGCCTGGCGAGAAAGTTTGAGTTGGCAGCGGAGGAGCTTGGAACGGCGATCAAGCTGGCGCTGACCCTCCCATATGGTGAGGCGATCCAAGTGCTGCAGGATGCCATTGAAGATAACCCTGGCTACGGCCGGGATCCGGTGAAGGGATAGATCATGGAGTTTGGAATGAAACGAGTGATGGCATCCGTCCAGGCCGTTGCTGTTCTGGAAAGAATCTACTGCGGCAAGCCAGTGCCCCTCGCCACCCTGAGCAAAGAATCGAAGCTCTCGGTTTCCTACCTGGAGCAAATTTTTAAGCGGCTGCGCAGCGGCAAACTGGTTACCTCACACAGAGGGCCGGGCGGCGGATATAGTCTGCGCGAAGGTGATATCTCAGTTTTAGCAGTTATCCGCGCAGTGAGCAAGATCCCATCGAATACCACGTTCGACCCGGTTCTTGTTGCACTTGACGGAGTGCTTATCTCTCAGCTGGCGAACAAGCCCAGCGCCCAATAAGCACAAAACCCGCGCAAGGCGGGTTAAGTACCCGGTCAGCCGACCAAAGCTTTCCGGAATCGAGTTTTGACCAATGACCACTACCTAAGCAGCGCTCATTAGCTGTTGGGTATCTTACACCCAAAAGAGGCTCCACCATGGAATTTTTTTATCAGATTAAGGCAACCCAGAAATCAGGTAAGCAAGATGCAGTGATTTGGTTCACTGCGAAAAGCGAAGCGCGCGCCGCCCTGACGCTCGATGTTGCGCTGGAAGATGCTGGCATCGAAACTGGCCGCGGTAAGGACTACTCCAAACCTATCCGCACCGACATGCCAGTTATTAACGATCTGCCAGAGGAAGGTTCCGTCTGCTTTGAGTTCTGTAAGCGCTACGCTCTGGCCGACGACCAGCGCACCTGGAACGTGATCCCCAGCACTGCCCCACAGGATGAGACCGCCTCTACCCCGGCGACCACCAGCGATGCGGCTCTCCCCGCTACGACGGAAACTTCCACTGATACCGTGAATGCTGGCAAAACTTCCCTGCTGGAAAATCGGACCCCAGCTGTCCGCTTCGCCGTCCATCTGCTGGGTGACAAATACCTTTCTGAGATCAGCCAGGAGCAGCAAATCGTTGCCAACGAACTGGCGATCGATGAGGGTCATGCTTACTTCCAGAACCTGCTGCAGGCCAAAAATGACGTTGCTGATATTGGCGACCTCAGTCTGCATGCTGAGTGGAAACTGGTGCAGGCCGTCAAAGACGTTTTCCCGCAGGACAAAGAGCACGAACCCGCGCAGCTGGCCGCCTTCATGTCGAGCTGGATTGAAGCCGAAGCTGGCGATCGCAATCAGCTGGTTGATGACTGGAAGAGTGGAAAGCTCCCGGCTACTGCGGAGGACGAAGGTGGTACCACCTCCGAGAATGTCTGTGATGCAGTGAGAGAGTTCCGCGAACGTGAACTCCCGGCATTAACGACCGTTGCCACCCTGCCTTTCCGTCAGCGTCTTCTGGCGCAGTACATCGCCGACAAGAAGTATTTCTACCACGTCGACGAAGAGCAGAAGAAAGCCATTCTCGAGCTCGAACTGGATGTGGACAACAGCTACGTGCAGAACATGATTCTGGCCGCCGAAAATGTTGATGGCTTCAAGAAAGCTCATGAGCCCGACATCTGGAAAGTGGTCAATGCACTGAAAAATATCTTCCCAGTTGATGGAAAACGCACAGAGCTGTCTGTCGTCATCCAGTTCTTCAAAGCGTGGTTCAGCACTGAGCACATCGACCGCGGGATCCTGACGCGCGAATGGGCCGCCGGCAACCGCATCAGCAACGTACAGCGCACTGACGCCGGGACCAATGCCGATGGCGGGTACGTTACTGATCGCGGCGCTGACGCGCACCATACCCTGGACACCCTCGATCTGGAGATTGCCTGCGCCCTGCTGCCGATGGACTTCAACCATCGGGAAATCCCGGGCGGCATTCTCCGTCGTGCGAAAGAGATAGTGTCGAATAAAGAAGAAGACTGGAAGTGCTGGAGCAAAATCCTGCGCAACCAGCCTGGCGTTCTGGCAGTTAACCGCGCGGCCATCTTCAACCTGGTGCGTATCGCGCCGGAGAATATTCATCTGACGCCGGTTGCTCATCTGGAATTCGTGAACCATACGATGACGGCTGATTTCAATGCTGCAACCGAATTGCTACCACTGCCTGCGCCAGCTGCTGAAACTGAGGTACCGGCAGCACAGCCGGGCGGCGGCGGAAAAACCGATCGCCACCCGGGTTATACACACGATTTTGATACCCTTGACCGTGAAATCGCGTTAGCTATCCAGCCTGTGGGTTTTAATATTTACGATATTCCAAGTGAAGTACATCGTCGCTCAAAAGAGATCGTTGCAGCCCAAGAGAGTCCATTCAAAGAATGGTCTAAAGCATTGCGAGCAACGCCTGGCGTACTGGACTATTCACGCGCAGCCATCTTCGCGCTTATTCGAAGTGCTCACCCTGAGCACTACAAACAGCCTGGGCGTCTTGCCGGATACATCAACGCGAACCTGACCGAAACCGACCACGAGAATCCTACAGCGGAAATGCTGGCGGCGGCACGCCACACCCCTGAAGTGAGCTGGGAAAGTGAAGTTAACGAGCAAATCGAAGCGGAAAAGGCAGAGTTAGCCAGCCAGCCTCAGGTTGCGAACCTCGGCGGCGGAGTCTTCTCCATTGAGGGCCTGATGAACGAAAATCAACCAGAAAAAGATGACCGTTCACCGATTAATGAGGAGACCACCAGCAATGTGCAGATGGAAAAGATTGACCCGGCGGAAGGAGAAAATAGTGATGCGGTTTCACCAAGCGAAGGCGCTGATGCAGCTGCTGCGCAAACAGATGCCGTAGCGGGAACCATCTGCACTGGCTGTGGTACCGAAGGTGGCGGCGGTTGCCCTGACTGTGGCGCCGCGGTTGGCGATGCAACCTATGCAGTAATGGAAGCGGGTCTGAAAGAGGAACTGGAGGCGCTGGGGACTGATACCTCCAGCTCGGAAACCATGTTCACGCATCTGATGGTGGATCTCGAAACCATGGGCAATAAACCGGGTGCGCCGATCGTTTCAGTGGGGGCTGTATTCTTTGACCCGGCCAGCGGGAGAACCGGTGCTGAATACTATCAGGTGATTAGCCTGGAATCGTCGATGTCATTCGGGGCCAGGCCGGATGCCAGCACCATCCTCTGGTGGCTGAAACAATCGCCGGAAGCCCGATCTGCAATCGTGGTGGATGATACGGTCGGTCTGGTGGAAGCGCTGGAGCAATTCCTCGACTTCATCGCTGAAAACGCGGCTAACGGTTCGAAGAATGTTCAGCTCTGGGGGAATGGTAGTTCGTTTGATTGTTCTCTTCTGGAAGCGGCATTCGAGCTGGCCGACACACCATTCCCGATCCCGCACTGGAACTACCTAGTCCATTTTTTCAGGGCCACATCGCAAGCAGAGCGTGGTGCCCAGGTTAAAGCGAACACGCTCACAATGAATTTTAGTAAGGCCCGGGATAAGGCAGGGATCGACTGGAGGGAAGGAACGCCGGCGACATTCCATGAACAGCGATCGCTATCGGAACGTCTTTATAAGGAACAGGGAATTGACACTAAAAAGTTGCTCGGCCACAAGTCTCAGCAGCAGACCGATCGCTACAACGACGACCGCGGGAAGGATTGGACGACAATCGCAATTTAG